TTTGGCTTATCCATTTGCTATCTCCCAATCTAGGTTTGTTTCATTCCATAACCACATCTCGCCATCAATTGAATCAGGGCGAGGCTTTGGTGCATCCCATTGACAAGTCTCTTCGTTGAGTACCCAAGACTCAAATGGCTTAGGTGGAATAAAGGCATCTAGTACCGAGTCGTATGAATAGCCAATACCTGCATAGTTTTTGCGAATGTTTGCGTTGTAACTTGTCTTGACCCAAGTACCGCCAAGATTATCGAGCAACCATTGGTAGCCCTCATCTCCTGCTGGATCGTTGTTATCGCCTACGAGTACACGCAAGACGATGTTGTTTGAATCTATCTCTGCCCAATGTGACATTTGTTTTCCTTTTCCTTAGACCGCATACCGAATAATTACAATACCTGAACCACCTTTACCAGCAACTTGACCAGAGTTATTTGAACAGCCTCCACCACCGCCACCAGTATTAGGTGTAGCAGCAGTTCCTGAAGCGCCTAGCGCTCCAGCAGCACCACCGCCGCCAAGTCCACCAGCACCACCAGAACCGCTTACATAAACTCCACCGCCACCACCGCCAGCAAAGTAATAATTACCGCCAGATAAAACTCCTACGCCAGTTGTTGCGCCACCAGAAATTGCCGTAAATGAACCAACACCACCTGCGCCACCAGAACTTGAAGCACTTGCAGCACGAACACCTACTCCACCCGCACCACCACCACCACTGCCAGGATAGTTGGGAGCATCCCAACCTGGTCCACCACCTGCATAACCTTCAACGGGTGAATAAGAACCTGCGTTACCTGCACCAGCAGTTGATGTTGATTCAGAACCTGCACCACCACCAGAACCACCAGCACCTGCTGCACTTGCAGCCTTAGCACCTCCACCACCGCCTGATGATGTAATGCTTGAAAATATACTATTGGAACCTTCTGTTCCTTTGGTAGTAGATGGATAATTTCCAGTACCACCTGCACCACCCCCACCAACGGTTATGCTTGTTGCAGTTGAAACTGAAAGAGATGTTGTGGTTCTATAACCGCCTGCTCCACCTCCACCGCCAACTCCACCACCACCACCTCCACCACCTGCTACTACCAACACGTCACAACTCAACCCTACGGCTGGTGTAAATGTGCCAGAGGCAAGGAAGGCGTGGTACCAATAAGTACCGTCGGTCTGGATAATTGATCCGCCAGAAGCCTTTGGTGCCTTAGTTGGTGTAGTGCCTAGGGCTGCAAGACCGTATAGGGAAAAGGTTGAGTATTGGACAATATTGCCTGAATCAGGTGTCAAAGTAATAGAAGTGATTGCAGATGTAGTCGACCATAATCCAGCAGTCAAAGCCATATAAGCAGTTGTTCCATTTGTCTCTGTCACGTCGTCTGCTGAATAAGATTTATTGTTTGAACTTGTGTAATTTGGAATATAGATTTCTAAATTGGAAAATGTATTAGCAGTTGATGTAGAACTGTTGAACTCACCTGCTAATCTTGCCAAACTTCCACTTGAAGCAGCGCTTCCATTACCTGATAAATATTTAGCAGTAAATGTAGTAGTAGAGCCATTGAATGATGCTAACAAACTTCCAAAAGAAGCGACGCTTCCTCTTACGCTAGCCACAATCTTCAAATCGGTATAGCCAGTCTGAGGGATTGAGTTGAAGGTAATGCTGGATACAGCAGTCTCGCCTACTGTGACGCGTTCTAGGAGTACGTAATTTGCTGGCATTAGTTTCCCTTACTTTGCATATCTAACAATGACAATGCCTGATCCGCCTGCGCCGCCAAAAGTTCCTCCGCCGCTTGCTCCACCACCAGCACCACCACCACCTGAGCCAGTATTTGCTGTTGCTGTAGAACCATTTGCATTACCAGTACCTCCTGCTCCACCACCGCCTGTTCCCGCAGAACCGCCAGTACCTCCATTGCCACCACTACCACCACCACTTGCATAATAACCAGACACACCAGTTGCAGTTGCGGTTGCCCAAGATGAAACAGAATTAGAACCAATGCCACCTGCTACACCATTGCTATTTAGTGCTGTTGCTGCTCCTGAAACTCCGAGTCCACCAACGCCACCACCACCACCACCAACAGCGCTAGTTGAACCGCCAGTTCCACCGTTACCACCACCATAACCTTCAACAGGTGAATAACTTCCAAAGTTACCTGATGCTCCAGTTTGAGCGCCAGATACAAGACTGTAACCAGCACCACCGCCACCAGATCCACCAGAGGTTGCTACTGCTCCACCAAAGCCAGTTCCTGCTCCACCACCAGATGATGTAATAGATGAAAAAACAGAATTATTTCCTTTTGTTCCAAGACTTGTTGTAGTATAAGCATTTAGCCCACCTGCTCCACCAGAGCCAACAGTTACTGTTGTTGCAGTTGAAACAGATAAAGATGTTGTAGTTCTATACCCACCAGCACCACCGCCACCTCCAGAAGCGTAAGTAGAACCACCTCCTCCACCACCACCACCACCTGCAACAACTAACACATCGCAAGACAGTGTTGACTTTGGAGTAAATGTTCCAGAGGCTAAGAAGGTATGGTAATAATATGTTGAGTCAGAAGTGACAACACCGCCAGTTGCTTTGGCGCCACCTTCTGCAAGGATCCCGTAGAGTGTAAGAGTTGTGCCATTGGTGAAAGTACCAACATTGGGAAATAGCAAGATGCTAGTAATTGCTGCCGTACTACGCCATAGACCAACAGCAGCATCTGTACCAGCAGCAGCGTTATTGGCTCGTGCTAACACCGTTTTGTAAGTAGTTGCATTTGAGTAATTCATTATATTTATGATTGCATTTTGATTAGGGAAAGATGTATTCAAAATACCCTCATTATCAACACGAATATAAGCCACTGAAGTTTGTCTTGATGAACTTGCTGCTGTACCGTTACCCGTAAGTACGGTTCGTGAGTAGTTAGTGGCAGTATCGCCGTTGAATTGCACGTGTAAATCTGCTGATGTACTTGAACCGCCATTGCAAACAATAACTAAATCGGTGTAACCAGTAAATGAATTGAAAGTAACCGATGCCTGACTTGATGCTGTAGTTGTAGTTGCTAACGCTACATAAGTATTAGTTGCCATATTATTTTACTCCGTATAGGGCGAAGGATGAGTTGGTATTGAAAGAATAACCACTAGGAGTTAGCACAATTGAACTGACGGCTGCGGTGTTACGCCAAGCCATAGAAACTAAACCAACTTGTCCTGCTCCATTTTGGTCATAACCTGTTAGATTTCGTATTGTTTTATATTTATTTGTATTTGCATAATCTAAAACATCTACAACGCCAGCAACATAAGTAGTTGTATCGCCATAATTCCAAATACTGTAATTATTATTTGCGTATCCTGCTGCTGCTCCGCTTCCTGAGCCAATACCATAAAGCGCGTGTGTTGAATAATTGGCAACAGTTGTGTCGCCATTGAACTCAATTACTCCTGAACCACTAGCACCACCAACGCGAGTTGTATTACATAAGTATCTAATTTGCAAATGAGTATAGGTGCTAGGTATCCCACTAAAAGTAATGCTAGATGCAGAAGCAGATAGAGTTATACTAGAAATAGAATCATAGGCACCAGCAGGTGCCCACAGATTGCCAGACATTGCTGAAGCCATAATTCCTAGAATTGGCATTTTATACCGCCGATTTCAAGTAACGAATAATAAAGATTCCTGATCCACCTTGACCGCCACCACTGTAACCACCGCCTGATGAATAAAACCCTCCTCCACCACCACCCGTATTTGCAGTTGCATTTATGGCTGTTTGTATTGTAGTTCCGCTTGCGCCACCGCCATAACCACCCGTTCCACCGCTAGTTGACCCACCAGCACCACCGCCACCTGCATAATAATAAGTACCGGTTACATTTTGACCCGTGCTAGTTGCGCTACCCCAAGATGAAAACGCAGACGACCCGTTACCGCCTGCACCGCCTGTATTACCCGAAAAAGCGCTACCAACTGTTGATGCACCACCTCCACCACCACCGCCTTGACTGGCAGTACCGCTAGCGCTTCCACCAGCAAAACCTTCAACTGGTGAATATCCTCCTGAGTTTCCCGTACCATTACCTGTTGCATAAGCAGAAGTTCCACCGCCACCTGAACCACCGTTGATGGTGTTACTTCCATTATTTCCAGCACCACCGCCTGTTGTATTCAAACCATTGAAAGATGAAGCATTTCCTTGAACGCTAATGCTTGCACCACCACCACCTACAACAGCGCTATAAGTTCCAGCCGTAAGAGTTGTTGTTGCGCTTCGTAATCCACCTGCACCGCCACCACCAGTATTTGCACCGCCTACATAAGCGCCCGAACCACCACCTGCAACAACTAAATAATCGCAAAGAAGTGGAGCACCTGATACAACAATGTTTCCGTTTGCAGTAAGAGTTCGGTAGTAATAAGTTGCGTCAGAGGCAAGTGTTCCGCCAGTTACTACTGACTTTGGACCACTAGATAATTGTCCATAACCTCTTGCAGCATTACCTGCTAATGCTCCTAGAATAGGTGACATTTTTCTCCTTATGCAAATTTAGTTTGGCTGGCAAGTACTGTATAAGTTGGTGTTCCTGCTGTCTTTATAATAGTCAAAGAATAAGCATCTATTGATGAGGCGTTACCAGCGCTAGGTGCTGTTCCACCTTGCCACTTAGGAGTTACTGCTGATCCATCTATCTGATAGACAGTTGGATAATAAGCAGTTGTTCCATTAGTGTTGAGAAATACAACAGTTATTGCATCTCCTGTAGTAAGAATTGAGTTGAGTGTAGCCGATGAACTACCACGAATATTGAGTGTAAAGTTTGCAGTAGCATTAGTTGTGTAATATAGAACACCTTGAGTAACAGCATCAAAGTTGATTGTTCCAGTTGCGGCTGTAGCAGAGACTGTTGTTCGCTCTTCTGCTGATACTAGAATAGGATTTGTACTTGTACCACCAGTAATGGTTGGAGTGGCTATAGTAGGAGTATTGATAGTAGGACTAGTAAGGGTCTTGTTAGTCAAAGTATCTGTTGTTGCCTTACCCACCAAAGTATCACTAGATGTAGCAGGTAGCGTTAGCGTATTAGTTCCAGCTACTGCAGTTGCTTGAACTGTTGTGGTTCCAGAGGTAGATCCGCTAAATCCGAAGGATGCTACAGGTGAGGCGTTATTGCGAAAGAAGATAAGGTCATCGCTAGTAAGTACGTGCTTGATGGATGCACCAGCGCTATGAGCAATACCAGATACTCCAGCACTTCCAGTTCCAGCTTGACCTCTGCTAATTGTTAGAGTGTCACCAGATACTTCTGTTACGTAAACGATTTCCTCGTTGATGGTATCTACATCTATTGCAACAGTAAAGATATCTACGTTGCCAGGAGCTAGTGATACACCGCCTAGTAAGGCTGTAGCAGCACCAATTGATGGAAGAACCATAGTAGTTGCAGTAGTATTGATACCACTGTTGAGCGTTGTCTCAACGCTAATACTTGAATATTCTCTAGTCATTTATCTGCCTTACTTGGTGTAGTGGATACGGATTGGGTACTTGTCTTGTAATTTCAATGCTTCTTCATTGAGTCTTTGTTGATACAGAGCAAAGATATAACGAGATGATGAAACACCTGCAGTACTTGGTATCTTTGTATCATTGAGGTCAGCCTCTGCTGAACTAAGATTGATTCGTCCAGAGTCAATATAAGATAGCAATTTATAAGAAGCACCAAGGATTACTACCTCAGATGAAGAGGCTGGCAGACCTGTTACATCTGCATAATCATCTGTGCTGTTGTCTAAAGTATTAGGAGTAGTTGTATACCAAACCTGTACAGTTCTACCAGGTTGGATATTTTCATAAATGTTTACCGTGTTTTGAGTATTGAAAGTAGCAATGTTTGCCATTGGATCTGCACGCCAACGATTGATTGGCAACCACTCAAGGCTAGAGCCTGTAGTCTGCCAAGACATATAAAGGATTGACTCTACGTCATCGGGCAACGCATAAGTTGTTTGGCTTGCATTGAAGGTAAAAGTAACTGAGGCAACTGACCAGAGTTTAGGATAGAAACTATTGATAGTATCGTTGATAGCCTTCTTGATAATGTTCTTAGGAAAAGTAGGACTTAGAGTTACTTGAGCATACTGAGCGTGTGGTGAGGCATTAGTGTTTTGGTAGCCTCGACCAAATCCTGGAGCTGCATTGAGTGTGCTACTTGCTTGACTAAAGTTATCAATCCAGATGAGTTCATCATCAATTTCAATTATTCCTTTGGCTAAGTTAGAACTTGATCCAATAGGAACAGCAGTAGCAGTAGATGTAATAGCACTATTGAGATAAGTTATTCTATCTTGGCGCAGGGTGTAGCCTGCTAGAGACGAGCGAACCTCATCTATCATATCGCTAAGTGTTGGCATTATTTCCTCTCATACCAGCCATCTCCCCATAGAGTTAGCAGTCGTGCAAAGTATTGCTCGTATTGTGGTGCAATAGCTTCTAATGAATACAACGCTACTGCTCTCTTATGTATTGCTACTGGGTCTAAGTCTTTTACCCACTCTGTTGCACCAGCAAACTCCATTGCATTTCTGCAACGATATCCGGTAACTCCTTGTGGGTTAGTCTCAGTAAAGGCTCCCCAGTCTGTAGTAATCGTTGGAGTACCACAGGCTTGTGCTTCGATAACTACGTTACCAAAAGGTTCTATGTAAAGCGTTGGGGCAAAGAGTGCAATAGCACCGCCCATTAGTTTTGCTCGCTGCTCTGGCCCGACTGGTCCTACCCACTCACCATATTCAATCTTGGGATCTGTTCCAGGTCCTGCCATTATAAGTTTTAGCCCAAGTTCTTTACAAACGTGTTGAGCAACTATGATGCCTTTGCGATCTACCATACGACCTACGTATAGGTAATAATCTTCTTTCTTTTCTTGCAACGGAAACATCTCTGGTTCTAAGTAACCAGGTATCACTGCGTCATAGAAGTTGCCATCTACTGCTGTAGGGTCTTTATACATTGCATAAATACTGTGCATCCAAGCATAGGATTCAAAGACTCTATACTTACTAAAGACTCCACCGTAGCCAACACCGAACTCAACTGTCATATAATCGGGGTAAGCATCTGCTATCGGTTTATGTGATGCACCACCGATAACACATATGAAATCTTTTTCTACTAAGCGCTTGCCTAGTTCTTCAATTGCTTTGGCATTGAATATCTGCCAATGCGGTAATTGGTTATCAAAGGCAGCTTCGGTATAATGCTTGCCTTCTAGTGCATCTGCTTGTTCTTGCTTAGTAATACAAGTAACAAGTTCATCACAAGGTGCTTCATTATCTTCACTAGCGTAGAGGTAGACCGTATGACCTAGACTCTTCATCATTATGCAAAAGCGTCTTACCTTTTCGGTATAGGCGCAGTTGACGTAATCTTTAGTTGTTTGGGTATGTGGCAGGCTGATAACGTGGAATCTCATAGGGCTTATCCTACGATATGTCGCCCACAATCAAGAACGTATTGCTCGCTGTACAAATCACTGTGGCGGCTGACTTATTAGTTCTCAACTTGGGAGCAGTCGTTGTTGCACCAGTTGAAAGAATAGTTACTCCAGCGCCTTGAGCAAAGGTTACTTGACCTGCTCCGTATTGGACTACGTGTATCTGGTCATTGGCACTAAAGACTGATGGAGGCACTGTAAGTGTAATAGCAGCAGCGTTATTGAGAGTAACGATATCGCTGAGATCGCCGATAACAAGTGTGTAACTGGTACCAGTTTGAGTGTTGAATCCTGCAATATTACCAACGCCAGTAGCACCAGTTGGACCAGTAGGTCCAGTCAAACCTGTGGGTCCTGTAGGTCCAGTAGCACCAGCAGGTCCGGTAGCGCCTGTTGGTCCAGTTGGTCCAGTATCACCAGTAGCACCGATTGGGCCAGAGGCTCCAATAACACCAGTAGGTCCGACATCTCCTGTAACGCCTTGCGGCCCAGTTGCTCCTGTAGGACCTGTAGCACCTGCTGGTCCTGTGGCTCCTGTAGGACCTGGAACAACGCTGTCAGCACCTGTAGGACCTGTAGGTCCTGTGGCCCCTGCAGGGCCTGTAGGACCCGTAGGACCGGCAACTGTGCTATCAGCACCAGTTGGTCCTGTAGCGCCTGTAACTCCTGTAGGACCTGTTGCACCAGTAGCACCTACGCCTGTAGGTCCAGTGGCTCCAGTGGCTCCATCAGGACCTGTGGCTCCAGTTACACCAGTAGCACCAGATGCACCTGTTGAACCAGTAGCACCGACAGGACCTGTGGAGCCAGTAGGACCTGTGGCTCCAGCTGCTCCTTGAGGACCTTGCTGTGCTGAAAATACCAACGATTGGTTGGGAGTAATGGATTCAATAACTACATAGGTTGTCATAGCGTTACAGCCCCCGTCACGATAAATAAGCCTTCAAGGAATCTAGTAACAGTAGATCCGCTATCTAGTACTAAGTCATAGGAATAACGACCTGGTGTAATCTCTTCTGTAAGTGCTGCAGAAATTGTAACTGTTACAGTTCCTGTAGCGCCAGTAATGACCATATAGCCATTAGTAGTAGTAGCAGTTATGGTTGTAGTGCTAGAACCAACGAATGGTCGCACTGTCATAGTTCCAGTATAACCAGTAAGGTTGATTGGAACAGCGTCGTTATTGATTGAGAATTGAAAATTGAATGTGGTTGCTTGCTCGCAGATTAGATTGAATTTAGCACTCATTGTGAGACACCTCTGAGAGCCTGCGCTGCAGGTAGGCCAGTAGTCCTAGCGATAAAGTTACATACACCGCTAAAATCAAGCCAGTCACCTTTAGGATATTCAACTTCTGTTGTGAGCGCAAAAGTAATGTCTTCCGTTCCTATAATAATAGATCCGTTAGGACCTGTTCCTTCAGATACCAGTTTGAAAGTTTTGTTAGCATATGTTGTACCAGTTTGAACAAAGGCATACTTACCAAAGGCAACCTGTCCTGCGATAGAGTTATTGCAAGTATTGCAACGAGTAAGTAACCACTTGGTAGATGCAGACCCTTGGTCTGTTACATAGTAAACGCCGTTAGTTGTTGGATCGGTATTCTGCCAGTACAAGACTCGTTCACCTGTTGAGATAGTGTGACCATCTACAACAAGACGAGCATTGGAAGGTGCAGTAAGTGTTGCACCAATTCCATAACCACCGTCTGCTCCTAAAGTTCCTGGTGCATAAACACCAGAAGTAGGCGCAGTTGTTGCTGCGTGTACAAATGGGAAGTTACTCATAATCTCATTGAGAACTCCGACTGTATCGTCAACAGTAAGTTGGACATCTCTTGCTGCTGCCCATTGACGGGCAGCCAGCGCCATATCTACCATTTCGGCAGATGTTCGATAGGTGCCACCATTAGCAAGTCTGTTCATCTCTGCTAGTAAAGTTGTACCGTAAACTCCTAGTGCCACCTATATCTCCTTTACTTCTTTATTTACAATTGCAATCCCAAGCACGAAGTGACTTGTTTATTCTAGAGTTTGGATCTTTGGCAGTTTTAGCGGAAGTCAACTTGGACTTCATACCGCACATACGACCGCAGAAAGACTTGCGCCGTCCTGCAGACTTAGGTGATTTAGCAGCCTCAGCCTTTTTGACTGGAGGCTTGAGGTTCATCCCCTGCGCTTTAGCAGAGGCACGACCTTTGGCGTTGAGGCCACCTTTAGGGTTCTTGCCCTCTGCTCTTTGCCACGCTGGAGACTTTGCCATTTACTTAGCAGACTTTCCCATTGCACCAGTCTGTAGTGATTCATAAGTCTCGTACTTCATTGCACCTTCGTATTGCTTATCAGGTGTTGGGTACTTTGCAATCTCTTCTTCTTTGTAGTTTTCCATTACTTCTTCTTACCCATCTTCTTAGTCTGCTTCTTGATCATCTTTTTGCCAGTCTTCTTGGCTTCCATCTTGGCTGCTGCCATACCTTTTGGACCGTATGCAAATTCTTTCATTCCTACTTTTGGCATTTTTTCTCCTTAGTTTTTATAGGTCATTGAGATTCCATCGAAGGCTTTTCCACCTTCATTGGAAAGTTGAACTGCTGCATCTATGTCAGCTTTCTTAGTAGAGCGTGGCTCTATACCTTGCCTTGTTGCATCCCAGTAGGACTGAATCTCTTTCTCATCTGCACGAACTTTAGTCTGGTCATAGCCAGATTTAGTTGGAGTAACACCAACGAACATTGGAGTATTAGACCTAAGGCACTCTCCGTAGGATTCGTGGTCTTGCGTCTTACAAGAACTTGTGCAATTACTCATACTATTGGAGTCACATAACTTCCATAGCCAGCAGCCGTTAGAACTGCTGCTTGCTCATCACTAATTACATATTCGTGACCACCAAGGAAGTAGTAACTAGCTGCCGCTAAATCATCTTGGCTTGGTGTCTGTGTCATTACAACAGTAGTACCAGTAACTAATAACGATTGGCCTCGTGGAACATCTGTCATACTAGGTGCGATAGGACCATCAATGGTTCCACCAGTAAGGCGACGACCTGCAAGACGGGCATACTTAGAGTATGGATCATCAACGTATGTCTCCCACCGGTACGGTGTTACTAATGTATATGCCATATCCAACCTTTCATAAGTAGCAGAGGCGGGTTTGACCCCGCCCCTGCCGAACGGAATTATCCGTTAGTTGCTGCAGACTCAATGCGATAGAGTGCAGACTCACGAAGGCGGTTGAAGCCTCCGAAGTAGTACCAACCGATTGTGCGGAAGCGACGTAGTGCGTCAATCTCTGGACCGATAACGGTTGAGATGTCTGCAGCTTGTGCTTCAGCCAATGCTTCACGACCGGCAACAATTGCGCGGTAGTTGTTGGTGAATGTAACAGTACCTGTATCTGCTGCTGAAGTAACGTTAGTTGCTGTCAGAGCATAGGTAAATGTTGTTGTTGATGGTACAGATGCGATTGTAAATGTACCGTTGAGTGTTGTTGCAGTTACGCAAGCAACTGTTACGACCTGACCTACGCCAAGACCGTGAGCAACTGCTGTTGTAATTGTTGCAACGTTTGAAGTCAACGCGCTGTTGGTGATAGTAGTGCTTGTAGTAATACCAGCAGCCAACTTTAGACCATTGAGAACACGTGGTGTCTCAACGATGAAAGCACCTTCAATTACGCCAACTGCACCAGCCACGAATGGTGTGCGGTCAACATACTTTGAAAGTTCTTGGAATCCACCAGTACCAGTTTCAGCACGAAGATCGGCTGACTGACGTGGGTGGAGGTATGCAGCATAGAGTTCACCCATACGAGGCAATGCCTTGTTTGTACGTAGTGAAACAACAGCGTTGCGGATATCCGCTACTGTCATTGTGTCTACTGGTAGAACTGTTGCTGATGAAGTTGGAGCAGTACCTGATGGACCGTTTGAGTAGATAGCGTTAGTTCCTGCTGAGAGGACCTGACCAACTACGTTGTCAATTGAGTCTGCTGCGTTGTAAGCGATGATGTCAGCAAGTGCTGAGTCAACATCGTTGAATGAAGTTAGGTTCAACTTCTTTGTTGTTGTTACTGCTGAACCGTATTCGTTCAGAGTTACTGTAACCTGTGAAGGGTTACCGAGAGCAATGGAAGATACATCAGATGTTTCTGTCAATGTTGAAGTGGCTTGTGCCAAATCTGAATAGATAGAGAACACAACTGACGAACCTGGCATTGCCTGTTGCACTGGCTTGACGTCAGCAAGGTTACGCATAACTGGAATGGAACGAAGTGCCATTCTTACATACTGGTCGTATGCTGCAGTTACAAGTGCGCTGATCGTCGAGCTAGAGGTAGGGGTACCTGTTGGGATAGCCATTTAGGTCTAGCCTTTCGTTAGTAGGAGGGGGTTATAAACCAGACTGCCTAATTAGTTCATCCAGTTCTTCTTTGCTATTTGTATTGAGTAGACGTTGCATAATGTCTGCGTTATGTTCTGGTGAAGCACCAGAATCTGCAGTATTTGTCATTCTCTTATACGCAGCAGCGTCGGCTGGATTTACATTAGGTGTTGCCTGGCTTTGCCCGAGGTCAATTCCGAATACATCGGAATATTCTTCGAGCCATTTAGACACCGACTCTTCAGTTGGGTCAATGTCCGATGGAATAAAAGAAGCGATCTTCTGATTTACTCCGCGACTTGCGAGAGCATCCTTGATTGTTCTTTCGCGTTGCCCTTTGCTAAGGCTGTCAAACTGGCTTTTGAGATCTGCCAGTTCTTTTTCCTTTTGCTTATTGGCTTTACGTAATTGCTTTACAAGGTCATTGCTAGGCGTATCATCTGTTGTGATATCGTCATCATCCTCGTAGTCATAATTGGACATAGTGTTTCTTCTCCCTATCAGTTGGTTGATTTCGCCAGCCTCATATTCCAATGGGGATTGGATATGGCTCTGACTCCTGGACTTGGTATCGCTCCACTAGGCCAGTTGTTCTAGTGGTAGGCTTTTTATTTAGTAACCGCCTGCGCGGTCCCTTGCTAACGCTCCACCGGATAATCCTGTTTGACCGCTAAAGGCAGCCTTCTCAAGTCCGGTAACTTTTTTGCGTTGCTTTTGTGCTTCAGTTTGTCCTGAAAGTTTGAATAATTCTTCTTCTGCTGTTGTCTGCGTATATGGTGATTCACCATAAATAGATGCAAGTTCTGAACCACGTTGTAGACCAGCGCCAATAGCGCTGTAGGTTTCTGTTGCTTGTGCTTTATTTACACCATAACCAGCAAGTTGCATTGCACGCTCTTGTGAAGTAGTCAATATTTGTCTACCCATAGCATCCTTTGGAGTCATAGCAGCGCCACCAATTTCAGCAGCAGTTACCTTGCGTTTGATGTTTTCAAGGGCATTTTTAGGATCAAGTGTGTAGGCTAATATATCGCCATTAGTAATATCAGGATAGAATTGCTTGAGTGCTGCGCTTACTTCTGGATTAGCATTGATAACACGTTGTTGTGCTGTGCTAATGCGTCCTTCAAGTTCACTTGCTGATACATCACTAGCAAGAAGTTTATCAAAACCAGATTGCTTTTTGATACCAGTTATTGGGTCAACGCTTTCAGAATAATAAGATGCGGGAAGTCCGTAGTTACGCATAACATTTTGGTACTGGTCTTCTAGTGCTACATATTCTGCAGGACTAAGGGCTGCTAAACCTGCTTTGATTCTATCAGCGTTAGCTGAGAAGCGAGCCTGATATTGAGGCGTTTGACGTAACTTGAGAGCAAACTCTGAAGACGGAGTTCCATCAGTTAGCAGTCCTTTGATTCCATCTACTAAAGAACCTAGACCAAATTGGTCAAATTCAGTTTTTAGAATATTGAAAGCACTAACTCTTTCGCCTGCTATTTGTGCTGCAAGTGCATCAGCATCTGCTTTTGATTTTTCTTTGAGTGAATCAATGTAAGCCTGAACGCTTGGATCTATACCACCATCGCCACCTGTTTCACCAACAGGTGTCGAAGATTGAGTATCTCCCATACTTCTACCGCTACCAATTGCTGTTGCGTAATCTAATATTCGTGTTGGTGCAGTAGGTGCTTTTGCTTCGCTTGCTGCGGCTATATCACCAGGAGTTGTCATCTTTTGAGTAGGTTTTTTAGTAGCCTTTGCTTGTGCTGCTTTCAAATCATCTGCGATAGCCATCATTACCCCATAAATCCGAAGTCTTTGAGCACTGTTGCAGCAACACTAGATGCTTGCTGACGTGCATTGTTTGTATACTGCCAACGTGGGTCCTGACGTAGTTCTTTTTCAAAGTCATAGATTGACTTAGTTCCAACTTTACCATCAGGTAAAGTAAAGGATAGAGCGCCACGAATCTTTGGGTCAAACAAATCAATAGCAGTATCTGGTACTTCAAGAATATTACTCATTGATTGGATATAAGGATCTGCTAAAGTCTTGAGGTCAATACCGGCTTTTATCTTATCGCCTAGTGAAGGAAAGGCATTTGCTGCTGACTCACGAAGTGTATTGTAGACAGTATTTTCATCCATCTTGCCAGATACGATTCCGTTGGCATATGAAGTTGCTGCGCTATCAGATATCATAAGTCCATTTGAGGCTGCAAGGTTCTTGATACCTACAAAGTATTTACCTGAAGGACCTTCTGGGATATTGAGAGCATTTATCTCTTGTGTACCAGTAACTAGCTGATTCTTTATCTTTTCTTCAAGAAATATTGATGGGTCTTCATTGTCTGCAGTAAGATACTGAGTGTCAATCAATCTTCCATTTTTGAATATTTCTTTGACTGTACTCTTAGAGGCACCAGACTTTGATTTATACTTAGCAAGAAGCTGTGGCGAAAAAGTAGCAAGTTCTGTCTCAGAAGCATTTCGTCCATAATATCTTTGGAATATCTTGTTGACTGTTTCCTTGATAGAAGATGGAGCAGGCACATTGTTACTTGAATAAGTACGTGTAAATGTTCCAGACTTTGGTGGAGCTTTAGGCTTTTCTGAGACTTTAGATTTGGCTGCAGCAGCACGTGCTGCATCTGCAGTAGCCTGATCCATAAAGCCAGCTTTTACGAGAGAATCATAAAAGTCCATTATTTATCTCCCTTTGAAGTAAGTTGTTTATCTACTAATGAATCTTGCGACAAGAATCTGTCATATACATAGGAGAATCCTAGTTTATCATCTTGTTTTAGTTTATTTACAAAACCATCATAGATAATTTTCAAGTCAATATTTGCCTTTGCTGTTATTGATTTGACTTCTCTGGATAGGAGTTCTTTTGCAAGAATCTTTCTAAACTCAATATATCTATCAATAGATTTCCAAGTTGTACTATTCTTGTTATTTTCTACAAACTTAGGATCATTGAGAATCTTTCCAAGACCTGCAATAACTCTGTTTGTCTTAGAACCATCATCATCTAAATAGTCATCATACCAAGCAGTACGCTCGTACTCACCTGTCTTTTCATTGAAAATAGGCTTGCCTTCAGCATCTGTTTGAACAGAAAGTTTATTGATAAATGCAGATTTGATAATAGCTAAATCTTCTGCACCAGTTTGCTGAATAGATGTAAGACCGCGTGCTGCTAACTCGTTGTCTAATAAGTCTGCAAACTTGTTATATTGAATCCAGCCCTTTTCAGCATCAGTCTTCTTCTGTGCTTCAGCAGGATTTTGAGATGAAAGAAATCTGTCTGAAGAATTTGCTGATATACGTTTTTTGTAAAGGTAGTTATAGGCAGATTGCGAAAATTCGTACCCAGATGGGTCATTGACAATCAAGCCAACTAACTTAGGTTCAATATTGACTACCTGACCAATAAGTTCACTGTACTTATTGATATTTTTTGTAGCTGCAATTGAAGACTGAACACCTGTAGGATTCTTTGAAAGACTTGCACTAAATTCAAAAAACTCTGGAAAATCTTCAAGAAATTTGCTACCCTCATTGACACCATAAATGCGTTTGTATTCACGAGATTTATCAATATAGAATTTATAAGGACTTTCAAATCGTGGAGCAAATGGCAAAGTGAGGTTTGCGATAACACGCATAAACCAATAATCCTTTGTCATCCTAAGGATTCTATCTGGGCTTACTGGAGCGCGTCCGTTGCGCTTAGCGCGTTTTTGTTCTGTATCCCAAATGAGTTGATAACTTTTTTCAAACTGTGGATCATCAAGTTGTGCAATACGAGTTTGGGCTTTTTGAAACCACGCTGGTAAAAGTGCAGATGCCGCATCCTCTGGATATCCGTATGGAAATAACCATTTTAGAGATTCTCTTATATCAGGTTTATTCTTTGTAATTTCTGCTATTGGTATTGCCACATAAGGACCGGTTGGGAATATATCACTGAATACATTAGGGTTGCCTTTATTATAAAGAGCATCCATCCCACCTTGAAATATAACATCTAATGATGCTTTTGGAACACCAATTTTACTCAATGATTCAACACCAGGAAGTACTTGTCTTACTCCCTTTGGAATACTAAACCACATAATATCGCTACCTGAGGTTTGACCTGGTGGCACAATGTTGCCTTCTTGATCTGTAACAAGACCTGCTTCATTTGGTGCTTGCCAAACCATATAACCACGATTGATAATAGCAGGATTTGCTACAGCAAATTTCATCCAAGTCTTATAGGAGTTTTCCTGTGCAGAAAAGAATGGGTTGATATACTTCATAGCCATTGCAAGATTACTCTTGCGTTCTATATTGAACAATATGCTCTTCATTTCACGAAGTGCAGACCTGTGCGCTATAGCCATAATCTTTTCTTGGTCTTCTAAGGAGATTCTATCTCCCTTGAGTCCTGCAACAATGTTTACACGTCGTGCTGCTTCTTGACGATAGAAATAAATGTATACAGGATTACGTGCAAGCGTATCTTCTGGTAGCGTAGCGAGTAATTTGAAGGCGCCATTGATAATCTTTTTAGCTACATTATCAGATACATTGAAAAAAGTTTCTTCAAGTAAGTGACCGTGAATAATAGGCAAATCTGTAGGGTCTTTGAAAGTAGATCTCAAATCATTGGCAGTAATATCACTAAGTTTGTTACGAAGGTTTGACGATACTGGCAAATAGGTGTCAAAGAAGTTACTAATCCTAGTAACGTATTCAGCCGCTTCATCTGAAGGTATTGAAAGGCGACGACGTAAATCACGACCTTCTGGTGATGACTTCAACCAGCGAGCAATGTCATCAACTGTTTCGCCTCGAACAATTTTCTTGACTACAACAGAATTTCCAAATTGTTGACGAAGGGTTTGCGCCCATTGGTCAAAGTAAGCTGGATCTGTAGGGCGAATAGCCTGAATACCTTTTGACGCTAGGTTTCTTGTATACATATCAGTATTACTATCAACCATACGCTCAAATGAATTACCAGAAGATGCAATCTTTCGGAACATATCTCCTAGTGGACCGCCAAATGCGTCATCTAGTTCGTATATTTCACCATCAGATGTGGTTATCTTATATGTACCTGTACCAATGCGATCTTTAGGTCGTGCTTTTTTAGACTTGTTGAGTGCATCAGCATAGTGGTTGTAGATAGCCAACTTTTCTTCTTGAAGTAGTTTGAGGGTATTGATTTCACCTAGCAAATCTACATCATTTGGGTCAAGAGATAGTTTAGTTTCTGCTGCACCAATTTTAGTTTTTAGTTCTTGTAGTTCACCAATAACTTTAGTGCTTGAACTTTGAATAGTAGAAAGTTTTGCATTGCTTCCTAGTGGACTATATTTATCAACTAATCTTGCTGGAGCACGAACAGTGTTATTTGTAATATTTTTTAGACCAGGACCAAGGTGACGAAGGGATACCATAGCACCAAGAGCTGATACAATACGAAGTTGTGAATCTATGGCGTTACGTTGTGTGTAACCAAGACGAAGTAATGCTCCAGCCTTGAAAGCATCTTGGAGTACATCTGCATAATGAAATATAAAATCTTGCCCTTTGCCAACAAATGCTCCAATGGTTTTTGCATTGCGTTTTAGTAATCTATCCATTAGGTCAAAATCCATCAATGGAAGGAAGTCAGCACTTTGTGATTCAAGTTGTTGAACTTTGATAATTGAACCATCGGTATCAACCATAAAACCACGATTTTTGATTGACTGAAGAGCAGATAAACGAGCACCTCTATACCCATTATAAATTTCATCCATTTTTTCTTCATCTATATTGTACTTCTTACCAAGTGCTCGTATTGCAGTTGATTCAAGATTTTGAGTTGCTATAAATCGCGCTTCTGGTGTTGCTGCTGAAATATAATTATTTAGTAATCCTCGACTTTGTTCAGGAGTTAGGTCAATTCGCTTTTCAAGTCTTGAAACTGTAGCTAAAATTTCTCTATATGAATCTGCATCATTGAAATCTACAAGTCCTGCTGGACGCTCTCCTTGACCCCACGAAAGCTTTTGATACAAACGGTGGAATGGAGTTGGTTGAAATACTTCTAACTTAGAAGCACCTACGGTTTTATCGTAGAATTTTACTGAACGAGATTGTGCTACAAAATCTTCTGCATTTTGCAGGCCTTTACCAGTTGTGCGTGTAAGAGTACCGCCGCCTTCACCAATACCCATCATTTTAGCAAAGTATTTATCTGCTTGAATAAGGGATGAGTAATTAGCCTGAGCCTGTTCAATAATAGCAGGGTTATCGTTGAGGAAAGGAATCATTCCTGTTCCATCTGGTGCTGCAAATAATTTATATTCATCAACTGCAGATAAGTCACCACGTGCTGCCTCTAAAGCGTCTGTAATATATGCACGTTGTAAGCGTAATTCATCCATTGCTGCAGGATCGCCTAGTGCAGAACGTAGAATAAGAGCTGTTTCGTCACGGTCTACTGAATCACCGAGTAAGTTTGCTAGCAATCCTGGTTGTGAAGATGACTTTACCATTGGATGACTAAGTGCGTAGACAGAATCGTTCTTAGTAAAGTCATCAAGTACTTTAGACATACGGTTATTGACACCAAATTGTGCTTTAGTAATATCTTCGGCTGCTTTTGCAACAGCATTAGCGTTAGTTAGTTTTCCTACGCCTAATTCACTAGCCTTGAGGACCTTGATACCTTTACCAGCAGCAAGTGTTACATCTCCAACTAACTGAATAGCAAGGTCAAAGCCACCTGATAAGCCTTTGCCCCACGCGCTTTTATTGAAAGCGGCTTCGCGTTGTGCTGGATCATAGATATTGAACTTTGGGTCATAAGAAGAACGATATGCACCAACGAAAGCCTGACCAAAAGATATATCTTGTGCTCCGGTGTACGCTTTTTTCCAAACATTAGGTTCAAAAAAACCAGTTGCTGCGCCAAGAATATCACCAGAAGATGCTCTTTTATTGACTTCACCTTGTGCTAATTGAAATGTTGTAAGAGGTTCACGGATATATTCTTGATTGATGTAACCAATACGCTCAAGTGCTGGCTGTACGCCAGGTACTTTCATAATAGCGCCAGCAGCAGATGCTAAAGGCTTGACAATATCTTTGCCTTCTGTTTCTGCAGCAGTTTTGAATGTCTGAACAAAACCATTATATTCTTCTGCATCATTCCAAGGTGCAGTTCCTACATCCCAACCAAAACGTGCAGCGCTACCAGCGCTACCTGCAAGTTCGCCACCAAATTTTACAGTATTTTTTGCTACCGTTGAGGCAACATCACCAATTCTGTTCCAAATACTCATAAATTATCAAATAACTGCCTAATAGCTGCTCGTGTTTCTGGAGAGGTATTTGGCTGATCTGAAATAAAATTCAATACTGGCTTATAAGAACTAATGGCTGCTCTAAAATTATTGTCATCTGGTTGGCGCATTGCAAGCGCCTCAGATCCTGCGCCTGCGCCTATGTCTACTCCTTGAGTAACTGGCTCATCAGGGCGCTGTGTTGGGTCATACAGACCAGTAACTGGTGCCTGTGCTCGTGGAACTGTAGGTGACTCAGAAATCTTTACACCACCAGTTTTGGCAAGTTTTGCGCCAGACATAATCTCTGCTGTTTCCTTGCCTTCACCATAGGATGTAGAACCCATTTCTAGGTTATCAGTGCGTGTAGAGTATTTTCCTGGACCTGCGGGACCGGCAAGCGGATTCATTGGTGCAGTCGTCACTTGTCCTCCTCTAATGTTTCTAAATCTGTGACCATATCTTCCCACGCCTTATTAGTCTTAGACTTGTGGTTGGAATGGTAAATGGAAAGTTCTAGTAGTTCACCTGTCAAGGTTTCAAAAACTCTAGCAATATTATTTATAAATCCTACAAATATAACAACGAAATCTAAAAGACGTACTGGACGAGACATATAACCATCATCTTCCATAGTCCAGTACGCCTTTCAAATAAAAACATTTATCCCTTTTTTACTGCTGTACCTTTACGACCTGCTGGCATCATTGATGGTACAACCTTGCCTGGACCTGCTGGCTTGGAGGTATCCTTCTTGCCTTCAACTGGCATTGACATTGGTGCTGCTGCACGTGATCCTTTATTCATATTTACACCTCCTTTATTTATGCTGCGCCGGATATACCAGCTAGTAGTTGGGCTATATCGGGTTTTTGACCAGCAGCAGGGGCCTGACCAGCTTGTTCTTGTGGAGGTTGCTGCGAGGCAGGAGCGGGGGCCACACCTGCTGCTGGAAGTTGTTGTTCCATTCCAGGTGCCATAGGTGGCGCGGCTGGTGGAGCTGGAGGCATAAATGCCTTTTCAATAATGTTTTCTAACGCTTGTCCTTTTTGGCGCCCTTGGATAACAGTTGCGATGCGATTGATAATTTCTGAAGGGTCTTGACCTTGCGCCGCGAGAGCCGGTATCGCCTGTGCATACTGTGCAACAGCAACACGCAAAGAATCGCGCATCTCTTCAATATCAACACGTTGTTCCTCCTGAGTTACATTGAGGTCCATTGGAATCTCACGACGTACATAGTCGCGTGAAACAAGTTTGTCTGAACGCATTTGTAGTAATGCAATGATGGCGCGGTTAGGATCCATACCAGACATAATTCCGTAGCGAACATCTACTCCATACTCGCCCTTGATATCACGAGAAGGGGTGTACTTGAGTACATAAGGTGTACCGTCATCGGTTCCCTTGATAGTCTTTGGAATACCACCAAATACTTTTTCATCTGCTTCAAAGCAAAGGGATGTAAGTTCTGTAAAGAGTCTAGCAAACTGTGCCTGTGCTGCCTTGATCTGTGTGTCAAAGCCTGCTTGTAAGGCTTGTACGCCACGACCAGTAACAACGGATGCGTCAATGTTGCCTGAACGAGATTCAGGATAGCGAGCACCCATACGAAGTTCACGCTCTAGTACACCGGACTCAGTAAAGACTCCAGGTGGTAGTTCTAGTGGAACTCTGCGGATACCTTGTGGGTTAGCAGAGCGCATAATAGCATCTGGTCCAAGGGCTAACTCTTGCACATCTTGTGGAATAGCAATAGGTGCTTGAATAGATTTTTCTGCTGCTTGAATCTGCAAGATAGCAAAGCGAGCACGAGCGAGTTGTACTGAGAGTACATCATCAAATTGACCACGAGCTTCACCGTCTAGGGATGAACGCATAACAGTACGGGCCATACACTTGCCAAGAACGTTTGGAGTATTAGATAGAACTAGATTCTTACGCTCTGGTAAGTAGAGCAAGTCTTGATCCTTGTCGTGGTACTTGACCATTGAGACATAAGGTGAGCCTAATAGGTAGTTATTTCTACCAATGATTTGATCGTAGAACTCTGGGTATTGCGCTGCTAGAGTTTCGGAATCGCTAATGATTACCTGTGTAACAGATAAGGTGCGACCATAGCGGTCTAGTTCTGGGTAGATACCAAATGGGTTGAGCATACGGATACGTGGGTTGTTGTCATCGTAGTCCATTTCGACCATACCAACACACATACCATAGGTGTTATACCAGTCAGCGCCGGTATACATCTGCAGTTGTAGGTCTGAGTTTGATACATAGAAATTTGCAATACGAGTTCTAATATCTGCTGCCTTGCGTGCAGTATCGGAAACCATATTAGTTGCTGAACAGTTGAAGGATGGCAATGGTGCCATTGCCTCTGCTAAGTCGCGTGCTGCTACGTCAATGAAGTTTGCAACGAGAGGCTTTGGATAATCCTCTGAGAACATAGATGGAAATACCTTAGAGATATCTCCTTGACGTACCGAAAGCACATCGCGCATACGTTGGTCACGCGCTGATGAGCGCGTGCGTAGCCGCGATAGTTTCGCGTCAACTTCTTTGACTGATAACAATGTGGGGTTCCTTACTTGAATAAATTTGGATTCTTTTTTATTGCTTTGTCAATTATCTTTTGTGCTTTTGCTTGTGCTTTTGGGGCCGCTTTATTTAGTTTTGCAATTATTTGTTTTTCTCTTGCTGCTTCTTTTGTAATGTTTTTTGCAGCAGACACAACACTTTTATTGACAATTTTATCAGCTACTTTGGTAGATGCTTTTTTACCAGCAACTTTTGTGGCAACCTTAGCAGCAGTAGCTGCTACTTTGACTCCACGACCTGCTGGAGTAAGAGATGCTGCAATAAGGGCTGCTTTACCTAGACGCTTTGCGCCAGCCTTGGTTACTTTTACAGGATTGTTGCCGCCAGCACGTGCTTTGCCTTGTGCTATTTGTTGCGCTGTTGGCTTCTTTTGTACTGGCATTTCAACTCCTTAGTTAGCTGTATTTGGATATACGCCGGTCTTTTTAGTAATCTTTGCCTTTAGTTTCTGACCAGAAATAAAATCTTGTTCGGACTTTGTAAGTGGCTTCTTAGTTGCTTTTGGCTTTGGCTTTGCTGTTGGCTTCTTTGGTGTCATTGCCATTTGCTTCTCCTTAGATTACTCTCATTTGATTTTGTTCTGCGAAGGCTTCATCTAAGTTGATGACTGTTCGCTTGCCTATCTCTTGACGAGATAAGAAAGGGTTTTTCATATGGTGGGTTGCATACTTACCATAGTTGAGCATCTCTCTTGCTCTAATCTCACAAAACCATAGAGCCATTACTAAGTCAGTCTTACCTTTGGTAGTAGGTGACCAAGTAACTAGCTGTTCAATCAAAGACTTTATATTCTCTGTCTGATCTGATGGTAGGTGTATCAAGTTATCTCTGTGGTGCTTACCGTCGTGTTGCTTGGTACCAAAGAGGGTAGACATAGATGCGACACCAAAGCCGGCATCCCACTTATTAGAACCAGTATGGTGTTCCTTGAACTGCACACCGCGAGATGCTAAGTGCATACGGATACCTTCGTCTTGTGTCAAGAAGGATTGGAAGGCGTTCTTTTCGACAACCCACTCGGAAGGGGAGTAGAGGGATGTCCAATCAAATATAAGATTACGGATAGCGGCTGGAGACGGTCTGCTAATCTTGATAGCATCTACGATATACCTTTTGCTAGTAGCGCGGTCAATGGCGTAGCATATGGCTGCTGTATCGCCAATCATTGCAGGGTCTAGTCCACAAATATAAGTAAAGCCATTGAGATCGCGTGGATGTCCTGGGTGTCCAGCAGTTAGGTGTCCAGACTTTCGCATACCATCAATAGAGCCACGAACACATACTGGGTCAAAGGCTGCATCATCAGATATATCTTGCTGTTGATAAATCAGCGCCCAGGTACTTGCATCCATAGACTGGCGTTCGTTGTAGAGATTGCGCCCGTTCCAGCGTGGATATAATCCAGTAGTGGGGTGCTTCTCTGCTTCCATCTGACCGTCAAAGGGTTGGTCGGAATAGGGCCATAGAGTTTCCCACTTGTCAGGGTCATCATCTACAGTCAATAGGGCTGGCATTGCAAGATAGGACCAAGGTACTAAACCGCCTGGGTATCTATCTTCGTTGCGTAATTCCTTGTATAGGTCAACGGAGGCTACACGCGTTCCAATAATAATAAGTTTACCTGTAGGGTTCAAACGAGAACGCACATCTTGTGTTAGCCACTTGATCTGTCGCTCAAAGTCATTAGCGTTGCTTAGTGTTACAGCATCGTCTACAATAATCATATCGGCACGCTTGCCGTAAATCTGACCGCCGATACCGACAGCTTCGATGTTTGGGTCTTTCTCACCAGTCTCACGTAGCTCATCACCAAAGGTAATACGGGTGGCTTGCCACGATGCCGACTTGGAGTTGAAGCCAACACCGGCTGCGTAGGCCTGCTGGAGTTCTTCATACATCGGGTGGGTCAGTCTTTGCTTGATAGCGTAAAGGAAGTCTGCTGCCAAGCGCTGTGTCTGGGATACAATCAAGACTCTAAAGTTGGGGTTCTGACATACCTGCCACGTTACATAATCAACCGTTATGGTCATAGACTTTGCGTGGTTTGGCGGGATGTTGAGAAGGATACGGTTATTAGCCAAGCCTTCTTCATACTTCATCGCCGGATGAAGCCACGAAGGTTTACCAGTTTCAATCATATCCACCAGATTTTGCTGGTGTGCAAATGTGTTGCTGTGAAGGAAGCGTTTTCTAAATTCTGCGAATGTGATGTCGTGGACGTCGCCGGATTGGAATTGCTTATCCTTTAGTCCAAGGCGTGTTCGATCTACCTTGTCTGTAAATACCTTATCGGTGCGGCGGTAATACTCATAAGTCTTCATAGACTTACCAGCGGAAGCGCAGGCCTGCTCTATGGTCATACCTTCTGAGACGCAGCCAAGGATAATTCTCTTGGCTATGTCGGCCGAATTTTCTGCCACGTATTACTCCCTACTAGAGCGCCGCGATTGGCGCGAAATGCTTTCTTTTATACTAGGCAGGGGAATGTCAAATACTAGGCGTTTGGGTTTGATCTAAAAATAGATAGAACTATTGACAAAGTTGAAAACCTACTAGGTAGGTTATAAATCTTTGTCTAACGTCTATCGAAATTCGATAGACCTATCCCCACTAAAAGCATACTGGGCGGTTAGTACAGCGCGCCCTTTAGGGCGCAGTTCTAGGGGTAGTTGCTGGCTCGCCCTTAGGGGGCTCGCGTAGTGTAAACGTAGCGACAGTTACGGTCGCAAAGCTTCACTTCCCCGCTTTGCTCCCTACTAGTACTAAGGCAGGAAATTTAGAGCATTTCCCGCTTTTACTACTGTGTTCTTGGTCACACTTGTATAACCGCAGGTCAGAGGTGGGATCACTTTGACTTTAGGAAAAATATTTGTTTGGGGAGTATATACCCCCTGCGCTTGCAATTCAACAACGGGGGGTGTCCGTTCTGCGCGGCACGGTGTTGTGTAGGTGCAGACTTAGACAGATTGGGGGCGATTGTCTGGGGGTTTGCTAGAAAAAGCGGAAGGGCAAACTACACCCACGGCGCACACTCATTCACTAACTGATTGCATTGGTTACCCATCCAATTGCCCACACTTGCAACCAATCAACCGCTGATCCACTTACCAACTGGCTCAACAAGTGGACTCAGCAAAGCCCTGCTGCAAACCCTCAGCTTCTCAGCAAACTCCCAAGTTACCGAAATCTTTTCCTGGTAACTTACCGGTCGGTAACTTAGTTATAACGAAATGTTAGCAACGATGATCATCGTAAACTCCCAATGAATGGGTGAGCCTGCCCCATTCCTTTCTGCTAGACTTCTACGAGTGGGAACAGACAAGCCCACGAGAGAAGGCAGAAAAATGGACGTCCAAACATTAGTAAATCGCATTGAAGAAATGCGTAATCACTCAGGCAAAATGGTAGAAATATCAAAGTCTGAAGTAGGAAAAAAACTCAACACTAATAAATACAAAGGCGAAGAAATGGCTTTTACTTCTTTGCTTTTATGGTTGGAATCAAACGGAATCACACCAGATACAAAGGAGGCAAACTAATGGCAACACAATGTAAAGGCAGCACTTACAGTTTCGCAAAAGATGGCGAACACTTTTTTATTTTTATTAGTGAGAGCTCTGGTAATCGATGCTATTACTGCAACGCTAAGGAGGCAAAATAAATGAGTAAATGGCAATGTAATAAATGCGGAATTGTTGAAGATTTAGATATAACGATTCATTTAGGAATTCAAGACTGTAAATGTGGCGGTTATCTAGTGGAGGTAAAATAATGGCTACTTACAACGGAATAAAGCAAGCAACTTGCCTGCATTGTGGCGTTATAACTCTTGACATCTCAAGTCTTGAAATTATGAACGACCTAAGCCCTGAGTGCGTCATTTGCGGCTTGCACTTGGTCGCTTGGTTTACCAATGAAGGGACAGTAATAACTTGGGAAGATAAAGAAGGCGAAAGTCATCGCTTGGAACTACACGAAAAAGAAACCAAAATAGTTGATCCACTTGACGAGGAGTCTTTATTTACTCATTTACTAGAGGATTTCTCCGAAGTGATTCGCAAGCACTTTCCTAACTTCGACAATAATATTGAAGAGGAAACTTGGAAACTCCTCCAACTATTCACCGACGAAACCATCGCACAACTAACAGAAAAGGAAACAAACTAATGCCAAGAAGCGACGAAGAAGTTTCAGTAATCCGTATTTGTAAGTCTTGCGATGTTGCTCATTCCTATTGGTTCGGCAAAACTTGCGGTGAATGTGGGGCAACCAACTGATGTTCATTGCAATTTGTGAAGGTACTTCGGACGAGATTTATGCCTGTTCTGAACGTGAGGACGATGCCAAGTTTTTGCTATTCTCAAGAGTGAAAATTTATCTAAAAGATAGGAACGCGCCAAGAACCCAAGATTTCACCCTTGAACAACTCGAGGAATATTTCGGGTGTGTAGTGGTCAAGGTTGAAAATAACGGGGGCGGCTTTCTAAAATAAGACCGAAACCCCTTCGGGGGTCGTGGCGTAATTCGTCACCTGATGATGGTCATCGGCACAACTAACGAAAGAAGGCAAAAAAATGGCTACAAAGACAATGAAAAGAGCTTTCCATTCTTGGGAAGTTCAAGAATCATCAAAGCGTCGTTTGCTCGTTTTGCTAGGCGATAACCGCAAGATTTACACAATTTTGCGAACAGTAAGCAGTTCGGGAATGTCTAGAACCATTTCTCTAAAGATGATCAAGGATGGCGAAGTAATAGATATTACTAATTCAGCCTCCGAAGTCTTGAATGATAAGTGCCTAGACGCAAACGGTTTCAACGCCATCCGCGTCAATGGCTCTGGAATGGATATGGGCTTTCACCTCGTATACAACCTCTCATCTGTCCTCTTTGCAGGGCAAGAGCAGGCAGGCTACGAACTAAGCCAGCGATGGATTTAGTAATGACAAGCCAGCAATTTATGATGGGGCTAATCGCCCTTCCTTTTCTGATGTTGCTCTCTGCCGCAATTGAGCAAAAACTGAGGGATTTTCACCGCCAAGGAATGGCAAGAGTTGCGCGATTCGACGAGCGAGAAAAGGCAAAGATGATCATCAATTAGAGGAGGAATATCGCGCCTCAGGCATTGAAGGCTTGGGGCGCGGTATCCTTTCCCTAACGGGCAAGGTAGCTAATCCGGAAAATCCTGGTAGCTAACAGACAAGTGAGAAAGAGGGCGAGAATGAGCATATGCGATTATTGGGGGCATTGGATCAATGATAATGGGAAGTGCAGAAATTGCATTTACCAGACACAAGAGAGAGAGGGCAAGTAATGAGTGAGCCTACCCTAGAAGATAACGACGCGAGAGGGTTAGTAGAGGAGGAGGGTACGCTAAGTGCGTGTTTATTCTGTGGTGCTGACATATACATATTCGATCAACGATTTAGATATTGCGCTAAATGCGTAAAGGAGGGCAAGTAATGAGTGATCCAACGGTAGAATACTGGCAAGCCAAAGCTGACCTATGCAGGGAGCAGGCTATACAAGAGATGATAGAGGGAGAGAGTGCATTAGCAGCTAAGAATCTGCTAAGAATGGTGAACGCCCTTAGTATGGTAGGCATAATCAACGATAGTAAGAGAAAGGTGGCAACAATGACTTATACTTGCGCTTGGTGTGGAGAGATAGGTTATGAAGTTTTAGAAATAATAAACGGACAAAATACCTGTGAATTATGTATAGATTTAGCAAAAGAGGGAGAGCAATGAGTGAGACTATTGTAGTAAAGACTAAAACGTGCCACGTATGCGGTAAGTATGAGTTGTGGAGTTTAGATTCCAATGCGGTAAAAAGTTGGCAAGAGGGAGAGTATCTCCAAAGGGCTTTTCCTGATATGTCTATAGAAGATAGAGAAATTCTTATATCTGGTACGCACCCTGCGTGTTGGGATAAACTATTTCCAGAGGAGGAAGATGATGAGTGAAGTAATTGCATTTCACCCCAAGAAATCAAAACTCGATCTACTATATGAAGTGGTAGAGGAGGACGGTAACGCAAGGTGGGGCGGTGCTTCGCCTTATGAAGCTATTAGGTGGCTTAGAACATCACCGTTAGGCTCACGTATGTTAGTATCAGGGTGGGAGGGCGATGATGTAGATGCTCAACCAGTAGGCCAACCACTAGACGTTACCCACCTGGTAACGGCTGCTATAGCGAGTTCGCTATGACTTACATTCTAGGGTTAGCAGTTGTATTACTAATAGCGTATGGTCTTATAGTGTTGGAGGAAAAACTAAATGAAAGACAATGAACGAAGGGTAGCTATTGCTACTAAGAAAGCGGTTCGTGATCGTAATTACAGAAGGGCGAGAGATCGTGCATTAGTGCGCCTTGCTCACCTTTACCCCGATACATACAAGCAACTGCTTGGGATTGAGAAGGCGTTCGATGAACAAGAAGGTAAGAAATGGATTGCTATTGACGGCACTACTAACCTTAGCGTTAGTACTCATACCAGAGCGAACGGTACACCTGCCTTTGGAAATCCCGCAGATGCGGGAGAGAACAAAGGCAACGATGGAGGAGAAGCGTGAAAACATACGTATATCGAAGCGTTACGCTTACCTCATACACAACTGGAGAGGCAGAGAGTCAGTCTGCCTCGTCACCTTATGGACCGGTGAGAGCAGGTTTGATCACCTCGCAAAGAACAGACAAGGAAGTTCAGCTTTTGGAATTGCTCAACTCCTTGGAGAGAAAAGTAGAGACCCTGGTGAGCAAATCATCAAAGGTCTTAGATACATCGCTAGCCGGCACGACACACCTTGTCGAGCACTCCGCTTCCATAACCGACACAACTTCTACTAAATGATTACTGGTGTATCACTATTTGCAGGAGTAGGTGGCTTTGATCTTGCTATGCAACGCAACGGAGTCAAAGTTGTAGCTTCGGTAGAGATAGATAAGCACTGCCAATCAGTGCTCTCACATCAGTTTCCTGATGTAAAGATATTCGACGATGTAACTACAGTAAAGGGAAGTGACCTAATTGCAGCAGGATTTGAACCAAGCACAGGAATTATTACAGGAGGATTTCCCTGCCAAGACCTCTCAGTCGCTGGCAAAAGGGCTGGTCTTGCTGGCGAGAGAAGCGGGCTATTCTGGGAAATTGCAAGAATTGTGGAAGAAACGCAGAGCGAGTACTTCCTCATCGAAAACGTACCTGGTCTGTTATCCAGTAACAAAGGAAGAGATTTTGGAGTCGTCATCGGAACGATGGCCGACCTCGGGTATTCTATTGGATGGCGTGTGCTTGATGCTCAACACTTCGGAGTACCCCAGCGAAGGCGTCGTGTCTTCATCCTTGGCAGACGTTCTTCTTCCAACGGCGTTGCCGAAGTTCTTTTTGAGTCCAAGAGCGTGCGAAGGAATCCTTCGACGAGCCAACAAACGGGGCAAGACACTACCGCCAGCACTACAAGAAGCTTTGGTCAAACAGGCTTCGCAAAGTACACAGAAGGAGTAACAACTCTTACTGCTACTACATATAAACGACCTGAAGATAATGTCGTTATCGGTTCACTTCAAGCACGAGACTATAAGGGAGTAGGCAATCAATATGTTGCAGAAAACAAACTTGTGGTTCACAAAGAGTAGGCGAGCACAGAGTGAAGATGACTACGAGACGTGGATACAGGGGGGGGTAATGCCTACGCTAAACGCATTTGATAATGGAGATATTAGAACTACCGTGATCATCTTTTACGGTAATCGAGTAGATGATATACGCTTACAAGGCGGTGTTATCAACACACTACAAGCACGAATGGGAACAGGTGGAAACAATATGCCAATGATTGCTAATACTCAGGTACGCCGCCTTACACCTTTGGAGTGTGAAAGACTTCAAGGGTTCCCTGATGATTGGACTGCTGGACAATCTGACTCAGCTCGTTACAAACAAATGGGTAATGCAGTTGCAGTACCTGTAGTAGAATGGATCATCGGTAACATATGTGATACTATAAATCTTGCGAGCTGATGTTCACTCTTTCCGTCGCTCGCACTAAGTAAGGCCCCACTGTAACTTGCCTTCCGGTGGGGCTTTACTATTTATTTATTGAATCTAATATCTCTTGGCCTAAAGAATATGGAACACGAGAGCGTTCCTTTGCACCTTTGAGTCCTTGAGTTCCAGTTTTAGATCCACGAGGAGCGGCTTCGTGACAAGGCATACCATTTTTACACATAACACGTGGAATCCAGTTAGGTACAATTCCCCATAAATCAGTAGGTTTCATACGAGTGTCCCCATAAGTACAATAAGTAACAGTAGTACGTGGTAAGCCTTCAACTACAGGTAATTTACGTAACATACCTCTAGGGTTTTCCATCAGCCAGCCTTTAGTAGGATTGAGATCAACAATAAGTTTACGTGTATGCGCTACTAATTCTTGGCTTATTTTTGCTGCTTCAGTCTTAGGTTCATACGCTCTTATTCCACCGCCCCAATGGTGGCCCATAGAAGCTACGCTAAATGCAGTACAAGGTGGGCTGGCCCATATAAAATCTGGTTGACCATACTTGGATATAAGAGTCTTTGCATCTAAATCAAATATATTTGCGTGTTCGGTTGCTTCAAAAGATTTATCTAATTCAAAACTAATAACAGTATGGCCTGCATCTTTGAACGCCTGAGTTGAACTACCAGTCCCAGAAAAGAAATCAAATATAATCATTTATTATCCGTACTGTAGAAGCCTTTACCTGTGAAAGTAATAGCGGGAGAAGACCACACTCTGCCCATAGTTTTCTTGCAGTCATAGCAAGTAGGAGATACAGATTCCTCGTGAATAGAGCGTTCAATATCTAGTGTGCTGCCACACTCACAACTATAAGAATAGATCATAACTTCTCTGCCTCTTCTATGTCCAAATATCCTACTAACTTATCTACCTTACCGATTCTACCAAACTCAGTAGAGGCTGGTAAGTAATGCACCTTCCATATAGGTTCAGGTATATCCATTAGGTCAAAAGAAAAGACACCTTCCGGTGTCGAGTTGATGTAGAAGGGAATCATATCTCGCTCTGCTGATTGAGTAATCAGCTTTCGATACTTCATCTCTTCGATAATAAGAGTGGGGTAGTGAGTGTGTCTGCACTTGAGTTCTATGTAGTGACCGGCAGCAGCAGAGGTGCAGTCAAATGCATCGTAGATACCTGGACTCTTTACCAAGTCAGGATAGAGGCTTTGCCTCAGATAATCAAAGAGTTCTATCTCTTTCATCTGAAAGGATTCTCCCCACCTAGTATCTCTTGGAGTTTGCGTAATGAATTACTGCATCTACGATCAGCAGTGGATACTGCACACTCCAAGATAGAAGCTATCTGTTGGAGGGTAAGACTTTCGTGGTGGCGATACATCAGTATCGTTCTATCTTCCTGCTCTAGTAAAAGATATGCACGCTTGATATCAATGAGCATTGACAATAGATTGCCACCTTCTGCAGGGCTAGAAGATCCCTTAGGCTGACCATCTCTAATCATTTCTTGTGCTTGCTCTAATACTGTTCCATCTAAGACAGATGCAATAATGAAGGGTAAGAGCTGACCCAAGGTAGCCTTCTCGTAGTAAGACTCATCACCAGTCTGGTATCCAGACTTGATTGCCTTCTGCTTACGTGAGTAACGCTCACCAACGCGTAGCATTTGCCAAGCGATAAGGCGTTCGTTATGTCTGCGCTGGTCTAAGTCTGGCTCTGATAGTTGTTCAGTGTGTGTTGCGGCACGAGTCAGCGCCCACATCAACATCTCTTGTTTGATATCAGAGTATTCTGCAAACTTTCTATAGCGCCGGTAGACAGTACTAGCAACGCTAGGTGCTATGTCATAGATGGATGGATGCAGTTCGGTCATACTTCATTACCCCACGAATCCCAACCATCTGCAGTTTGCCTAGCGAATAGTTCTATGCGTGGCAAATCTCCCATCAATTCAACAATTTTTTCTCTAATCATTTCAGGTTTTTGAGAATGTTTTTGAATGGGAGAAATTGTCAAATTAGAAACCGAAGCTGAAATTCTTTTTGGTTTTCCTCTAACACCAAGTAAACAAATTTCAGGGTTGCCTCTTGTCCATCTACCCAAACCAAAGAAAAATGTATCTGCTTTCTTGTTTTTCTTTACCCAAGTAAAAGCAACCGATTTATAAGTAAACCCCCAAGATTCCAAAACCTTGATTGCTTCAGGCAAAAGAGGATAAGTTGCCCATAAAAATAAAACACAATCTTCTTCAACAATTTCAGAAATTTGCATTGTGCAAATATCTTCTAGCTTCATTGTTTGATAATGGGATTCTGCGCCACCTTGCGGAGGGGTTCTATCTTGATAACGCCAAGGTGGATCAGCGTAAATGATTTTATATTTCTTTTCAGGAAATTCAATCACAGTCTGGCCCTTTGTCCTGCACTCCAGAGGCTAGGTTGAGTAGCTTGATAGCAAGAAAATCTATGTAGTTGCTGGCATCTGCTAACTCTTCAATGAGTTCACGTATGGTGTCATTGAAAGTAAACTGCTCAAACTTCTGACCCTTATCTAGTGAGTACTGCTGGTGTCCTATCTTCTTGACACGACTACCACGAAGGGAGGCAAAGGATTCAATAAAGGATACTAAATCAGCAGTTGATACGCCTTCGGCTCTATAGGATAGGACTGCAGGATGGTCTACTAACGGGTTGGTTTTGGGCGTATTACTATCTGCTCGGTCTTCTCGTCGCAACTTAGGATCTGAAAGCCCATATGCTGAATAGTTAGTAGCATCTGTATCCATTCGTCTCTACTCATTCCCTTCACCGACTAGCAAAGCTCTGGTGGCGTCTGCACCGTGTGCTAAGTAGTAGTCATTGATATCCATACCTGGAGGTAGTGTAACAATAGTTGAGTTCATTACCTCATTAGCCACACGCTTACTAAACTCAGCGCCAGGGTTAGACCCATCTTCTTTTATATCGTTATCACCTACTACAAATACAGTTTCATAACCACCAAATAACTTAGGAAAGTGTGGCTTCCAAGCCTGCACTCCTGGTACTCCCACTGCTGGTATACCTAATACACCGCTAGTAATAATTGCATCTAGTTCACCTTCACATACAACAATATATGGTGACATATGTGTTATATCACATACATTATAGAGATGAGCCTTCTGTCCAGTAGGACTGCCATACTTAGGTTTGCCTTCATCTGTTCTGCGAAACTTGAAACCTACACACATACCGGTAGCAGTAATGTATGGAATAGATATCCAACCTTCATACATCTCGTGACCATTAGCAGGATCAGTGACTGTACCTAGCTGATACTGCGCTGCTACCGTCTCAGATATCCCACGTTCGTCTAGCACGAGTAGAGTTTCCGGACTTACCTCTTGGGCGTATCTCTGCGCCGCTTCCAGTTGCAATTTCAACTGCACGTTTGAGGCCATCGTTGAACTCCATATTCTCTAGGATGCACACTAGGTTTGCAGCGTTACCGCCCTTACCACAGGTGTGACAAAAATATAAATTATCTATTGTGTTGATTACTGCAGACCTGCGTGAGTCAGTGTGCAGGCAACACCGCACTGATACTGCCTTGCCTTCTCTTACTTCTCCACCGTAGTGCGAAACTATTGCCCCTATGGGGATTGAATTTGCATCAACGTCACCTTTGAATCGTCGCCTTTTACCCAACCTAGACCAGTCTTGTGTTGACATACGCACCCCTTACCTTCACACTTCTCGTGCCAATGGGCTGAACGCTTTAGGTGTTTAGATTTGTTTTCTTCTCCACCTTTAGTGCAATATATGCAAATCACGCCTGAGTCTCATCCTCTTCAACTACTTCTACTTCGGTTTCTAGTATTTCTGATGTTGTGATATCACCTTCTGGTACTGGCATCTTCTTCTCCTTTATCCATTGTGTTAGGTCTTGTATTACCCACGCTTGATCTATAGAAGCGTTGCGACGCTTCACTATGACATAATGTAGAGGAACTTCCCCGATTCCCCTAGCCTTAGCATAATGAAGCGCCTCAACTTGTGCTTCTCTCCAGAACTGTGGCAACGAAAGTGTTGCCCTGTTCTTGAGTTCAAGGATATAGGTTTCCCCGGCGATAACAGTAACGATGTCGCCTTCATCCTTTGCCCCTGCTTTAGTCAGACGCTCTGCCATAGCTCCCATTTTGCGAAGCCATTTCATTACATCTGTCTCAAACTGGGAACCCTTAGTCTTGTTGTACTGACTCATCTACCAGTACAACCTTGTTGATTTTATAAACAAGATCGCCTTGCTCATCTTTGACCAGTTCAACTATGCCGGCTTGAAGGATTGCTCCTACAAAGTTAGCAAGGTCTGTCTGTAATATGTTTACTCTTTCTAATAGAGTGTCAAACTCTTTCTTACTACGCCATTCCATTACTTCAGCCATTATGCTCCCTGTCTTGCTATCCATATTGCATCTCGTTGATACATTCTACCAAGTTCATCGTCATCACCTATCTGACAAGCAGCATAGTTGACAAAGAGTGTTGCAAACCGTGAGGCATCGGCTGTGTGTGGCCCAAAGCGATTCTTCACGGCTGCAACACTAAGCATTGCATTGGCTGGATCATAGCCTAGAGTAAGTATCAGCGCTGGTAACTGACTGACCTTACCGTGTATAGCACGTCGTGCTGGTGGCTTAGATGGTGAACCGTACTCAGTTTGTTCAGAGACGTGGTGCAGTACTAGTACGCAAGCCTCGGTCTTGCGTGCCATATCGTGCAACTCCATCATAATAGCTCGCAGACCTGCCCATTCGTTATCAGTCTCTGCTGCTACGTTCATTAGATTATCTATAATAATTAGTTCAGGAGCAATTCCATATAACTCTACATATGCTTTTATCTCTAACTCAATATCATCGAGTGATGGTGAAGAGTCAAAGACCCACTTGATATGTGCAAGTTTATCGAACTGCTTATCGTAGTAGTGCTTATCGTGAGACAAGTTCATCTCTACGTTTACTTGTGAATGACCAGAGGCTTGTGCTGCTGCCCTCATCATTACTGTAGTTGTATCTGTGTCTGCACTAAAAAACAAGGTTGGAACCTTAGCCTTCATTGCATATATCAAAGCGAACATAGACTTACCAGCATTAGGAGCTGCAGCGACCATACATACTTGGCCTCTGCGGAACTTGATTTGTTCCTTTGCAAGTCCTACCCAGACATCCGGAAGTGGTGTTGCTTTGGTAAGCACTCCACTCCAGGCTCTGGATAAGTCAAGCAACGTCTTCCTCCTCGATACTAATGCGCTTTTGTCTTCTAATATATTTGCGATCATCGGCAGTTAGACCGCCCCAGATACCATATGTTTCTTTTGCTATGCCCCATTCGGCGCACTCACTTTTATGTATACAAGAACCACAAATAGACTTTGCAGTTCTTATGTCAGTATTACTAAGGCCTCCCTTTTCTTTTTCAGGAAACCAGAAGTCACCGCCGACTGTGGCACAACTAGGAGTCTCATAAAAACGAGGCTCCCGCATTTATTATCGGACCCAGATAGTGTCGCACTTGTCCACTGCACCCTTAGGTGAGGGACACATCCAACCCTTCCAAGGGCCACGAGAAGAAGTACCGGTACGTAGAGTCATTGCTCCGTGACGACAAACAGGATCAGTTCCTGTTACTGCTGCAACAACTGGTGTTGCGTTGAACTGTTGCGCGATAGTTGCAACTGTTGGTGCTACAACTGGTGCAGCAGGTGCTACAGAGCCACCGCTTAGTTCAGCTCCAGTGAGTCGGATGTTAGAAGCGTTCATTGACAAGTCAGCAAGACCTGTCTCTAGTTCTGCAATTGTACTTGCATAAAGATTGATAAGAGTTCCATCGTGTAACTTGTAATTGATTTGAAACTTTGTTGATTCTGGTGCAGCCATTTACTTTCCTCCACTTGGTTTGATGTTTAGTCTAATAGATTCTTTACCAACAACCTTTGGTATAAAACCTAATAGTTTTTCTACTTGTTCAGAGTCAACTGTCTCACGACCCTTTACTGTTGTCCAACTGATTTGGATACCACTTGCAGTAGTACCCGTTGTTCCCTCGAAGCTAGTCTTCAAGGATTCTTTTTCTTTCTCAAGTTCTTTTATCTTGTTATCTAACTGTAAATACTTCAATGCGTGTGTGTCAACTTGTGCGTCCTCAATCACGACTTCACTAAGGACGATACGTTCTTTTATCAAACCAACACAACCCATCTGACCCGATGCGTCGTAGTATTGACAGTAACTTCTACAGAAGGATTCATCCTTCTCAGGTGCTGGTGCCTCAGTCATTGCTTTGACATTGGCAAGCCACTGCAGGGCTTCTAAGGCACTTGCTTCATCGTATGGTTCTGTATGTACCTTGATATCTTTTTCATCACCGTCGCGTGCAATGGCTACAAGGTTGACAGTCTTTACTTCATAACCATTCTTAGACAAGAGATAGCCATAGACTTGTACTTGCCACCTCTGCTGGTTACTTGGAAAGTAACTTAGGTTCTTTACTTTAGAAGTCTTCCAGTCAATGACTGCGCCAATACCTGGAACGAATAAGTCAACGTGTGCTTTCATATCACCGTAAGCAACTTCAGTTTCCACTAGGTAATCTTTACCTTCAGGATCTAAATGAGTAATGGCTTCTTCAATTGCTGCGTGGATAGCAGTACCCATAATCGCTGCAAGTTTAGATTGATTATCATTAGTCTCAGGTTGTGCGTTGAGCCGGTACCAAACCTTACGACGGCAACCACCTATCTCTGATGGCCCTACCTGTGTCTGTTTACTACGGTCACGAGTTGCATCCTTAGCGTGCAGTACGTGGAGTAATAACTCCTTCGGGTCTTCAATCAATTGAACTCCTGCCCTATGTACCAGAACCCAAGGTCAATAGTCCAAGAGTATTTAGATATTTCAAATCCAATACCAAAGCCACACTTGCGACCCCAATAAAACCAATACTTTCCTATTCTCTTTTCCATATCAAAAACCTCTCGCAATACTTGCAGCAATATTACAAGTACATTTCATATTGTTATCGTGCTCTTTACCTTCTAGTGCTTGCTGACAAGCAAGTTCAATCTCTAATGCAATCTGTTCACGTAGTTCTTGCAGTTGAATATCAACTGTCTTCTCCATCATTCGTTATCCATCCGTTGCAGCAAGTAATCAAATGTATAAGCTAGAACAATTCCTAATAATAAACCACATAAAAACTTCAACATTTCTATCCCCTTTCTTGGACTACCAACTGTAAGGGCTTGCCTGTATTCGCGTCAAGTACCGACGCAATCTCAACTGCTTTTCGGGCGTGTTTGCTTGCGTAAACTAATTCCATATCGGGCTTACAAATGGAGTAGAGATAGCCAAGTGCGAATTGACTACCGGAACCTATGGCGTAGACGTCACGATTACTAGCGAAGAAAGATAGATCGCAGGCAATGCGAAAGAGATTGCCATTGAAGGCAACAAGGTAGTCAAAACCGCCCTCTTTGTCTACCTTGTTGTACTCGTAACTATTATCATTGAAAGCGTTGATGATACTGGGAATGACTTTCTTTCCCATAAATTGCACTGGGTCCTCACCTTTATAAATCGGCGGCTTCCAGTTATAGGAGAGTATATCTCCTGGGCGAGTATCACCAGAGATGCCTATGAGAAACTTACCAGCCTCGACTATCTTAGGTGTAGAGGTCGCAAGAGTTACTAGGTTATCTTCTGTGATCTGTGAGTCAGCTACTAGTACAGCAAAGTCAATACCCTGTATTCCTGCGATTGTTGTCATTTTTTCATCTTACCAGTCATCGGTGTGTCGTCGCGTAGCGACACTACTAGGCTGACTACAATATGAGCCGTGAGGCGAATAAAACGGGTGGGCGCCCTTCAAGGGCGCACAGATGGTAACCGTACAGTAACCCTGCGGTTCCGTCTACCAACCCTGCGCCTATTCAGGCGCACAGAACGCCTCCCACAAGCCTTTGGAAGCGATCTGAGAGCCTTTGGACCCCTTCACGTATGTCCTTGTGGGTCACAAGTATTCAACGTTATGGCGAGCTTTGAGGACTTTGAGTTAGTCTGGTACTTCTTAGATGCAACCTGTGTCAACTGCGGGAATCTAGTAACTATCCCCTGCCCGATAGATAAAGAATAGTTTTATGGCACAAAAAAAGAACCCCCCACCCCGAAGGGTGGAGGGCCATTGCCTCGCGCTGATGGGCTAATTACTTAGCACCACGACCAAACTCTTTTGCCTTCGGGTCTAGTGACTTCCAGATTGGGGCAATAAAAGCTGTGATAAAAGCGTAGGCTAATGTCTTTGGATCGTGTACACCTGCTGCGTACAGAGCCACTACTGCTGGTACTGCTGCACGAGCATAGGTTGTTGCAATAGCAACTAACTTATCTGTATTCATTGTTCTCCTTATGACTTGAAGACTGGCTTACCAAAACCAACGATGTACACCGGTAGTGACTTCTTGATTTTAGAACCATTCTTTGCTGTATACGCACGACGTTTGAGGCATACCTCACCACCGTTGCGCTGGTCGCCCGTCTTATCTGGGCTAGTGTTACCTTCGATAACGTTGATGGTTCCATCTCCGTTGTTCTTAGTAACAATTCCTACGTGGCTGATGCGATTGAGAGCATCTCCTGGGAAATCAAAGAAGACGATATAACCTGGCAGTGGTTCTGCCTCAGCTACATCTTCCCATTGGTTGTTCTTCATAAATGCTTTAGCACCTACAACTGTTGATACGCAATTAGGAATCTTTAGATTCACTGCGTTGGCACACCAGTTGACGAAACTGCCACACCAAGGCAAGAAGTTAGACTTGGTAAAGGCTCCGTACTTTGTTTCGTTTTCTTTAGGTCCTTCAATTGTTCCGACCTCTGCCTTAGCAATTTCAATAAATTCTTTACGCTGTCCCATTGTCATCCTTATTCTTATCCTTGAGTCCATTACTTGCCAGTACTGCTCCTAGACTTCCTGTAAGAAAGACTGTCAGGGTAGTAAGCAATTCAATAAAAGCCCTGTCATTGGGAGCTTGTTCACCTAGTGGTTGAGTTACAAATATCAAAGCCCAAAGTATTCCAAAGACTGAGCCTAGAAATACTAAGGCTAGGATTACTCCTATAAATACGATCAGTCGAGCCTTTAGTTGCTCATTGGAAAATCTTTGTCTAGCCATTGGGATTGCCTTCCGGAAGAATATCTTTTGTACAAGTGCCTGTTGCAATACATTGAGGTGGGTTACATTCTGGGTTATCCCAGTTCTGATATTCCTGACACGGATATCTGACCCATCCTTGATACTGAGCGCATCCGCTAAGACTTATTGTTAGTAAGAAGAATACGATAAATTTCTTCAACTTGTCTTTCCAATCTTGAGACGGAATCTTTGAGACTGCTACCACCATTGGGCCGAAGTTCATTGAGGTAGTGCTTGACTAGCCAACGCACTGCTGCAAGGAAGCCACCAAATATAGTCATTACAGCAACTACTAGAGTTGCATAGTCTGAGGCTTGCATCATACTGTCCGAATTGTTACCATAAGTGTGCCGCCAAATCCTGAAAACCTTTTATCTTCTGGTGTCTTGTTTATAAAATCCATCTCTTCAATAAGACCGATATAGGACTCACCAGTTCTAAAGTCTTGAACACGAACGGTATCTCCAGCATTTTCAATTGCCTCAAGTTGTGACATACGTTCATAGGCAGATCCTTCATAACCTACTTCGTTGCTGAACTTATCGCTCTCGTGGTCATAACAAAATAACGGGTATTGAATTAGGCGCTGACGTGGTACTGCAGGTAGTGACTTCAACTGGTAGCCAGTAAAGAGTGGACCCTTGGTTGCATCTGTTGATGACCTAGAAAATGTAAACTTGAAACCTAGATACTCTTGAGCTGTTGTTGGGTAGTTCACGTTGATTTCAGGCACTACGGTATTTTGTGAAAATGTACCAATGTTGTATGTAGCATCTCTTGAATCAATAGATTCAATGCCAAGACCACCATTGGCTGTATCAATGCGAAC